GGTTAATTTAGTGATTTCATCGGGTGTTAAATCTTTCATTTCTTTAATTCTAGTTAGCTCAATTCCAGTTTTAGTAGCTAACATTCGTTTTAAAATTGATACGCCTGTTGTCTCTAAACTAAAGAACGATGTTTTATAGCCTTGATTTGCGATATTAAGCAACATATTAAGTGCAAATGCTGTTTTACCTACTGACGGTCTAGCAGCGATTACAACTAACTGTGTAGGCTCTAAACCACCTATTTTGTAGTCCATTAACGGAAAACCTGTTTTGATTTGTGCTTTAGGTTCATCGCTATACAATTCTTCAACAAAATCATCAATAATCGCTTTAGTATTACTTTCGTCATTAGCGCTAATCATCGACACATCATTTAGTCCGTTTAACATACTTTCAAAATTTTGAATGGTAGGTTGTTGGTTGAAGTCATTAATCACTTCATAGGCTTGTGAGATTTGATATAGTTCTAATAATCTTTGTTGGTAGCGTTCAAAAATGCCGTAGCCAATAAATTCAGAATTATAAAGTCGCTCTATTGTTTCAAAGTTCAAAAAATCTTTATCTTCGGTTGTTTTCAAATAGATGTCTTGGTGGTCGACTTTACCTACTTCAAACACATAATCTATAAACGTTTTTAAATCTTGGTTGTAGAACATTTCGGGTTTAATACGTAACTTTTCAATTAGATCTGGTTTTTTAAGTAAGCTAGCGATAATCGTTTGTTCAATTTCTCGACGTTCATTCATCGCTTTTCACTCCAAACTTACTTATGGTTTTCTTAAATTCATCTATCCTACGTTGACGTTCAGCTCGGTATTCAGGATCGTTAGCCATTTTATATCGATGTTCTTTGACATCGTCAGGCACTTCTTCGTATTCCATCTTTTTTGGTGCTTTTCTCATAACGCTAGGAAGATTAGGAGGATAAGGATTGCCACTGTTGATATATTCTTTAACCGCTTTTTGAGTTAATTCAAAATCTCCATTTTCACTTAACACTTCAACCCATGTTTCCAATTTCGGTTTATCAAAATCTAAGTTATATAAATGTCGAATATTTTTAATAATCTCTAGTGCTTGTTGTTTAGTCATGCTCATTAGTTATCATTCAGCTCCCTCTCCATTGCTGCGATAACATCATCAGTTTCACTTTTCTTTTTAGGTTTGATTTTGTTTTCTGCGTCAGCTTTAGTTTTTACGCTTTCTTTTGACCAATTATTTAATACTTTGATTAGATAACCTACATGACAACCTTTTTCTTTTGTATAATCAGTAGCTACCTCAACAACTTCATCTGCATGTTCACCTATATCATCAACTGCATATCCTATCTGTTCCATTTGGTAAGGAGTTAGGTTGTTATCAAGGTTATTCATGATGTAATTAATTGAATTTTTAAAGACGTCTTCTTTATCTCTTTCTTTTTCTGTATCTTCTTCTAATTCTTCTTCTGTTGCGTGACTGTCACGTGACTTCACGTGACTATCTAATAATTTTTGTTTCTTTCTTTGTTTTTGCTTGCGTAAACGGTTTTGTTCTCTTATTTTTTCTAAACCTTCAATGTTTTGATGTTTCTCCCAATTAGTTACTTTAAAGGCACCATTCACTTCTTTTATCATTCCAAGCTTTTCAAATGTCTGTAACGCCAATCTGATAGAATTAATAGGTCTGTTAAACTCATTTGCTAACATTTCATCGTTGTACGGTAAATTTTCGGATAGCATAATGTAACCATGCTCGTTATATTTACCAGCAAGCGTCAACAACTTGACCCACACTGTAATGATTGTGTCTCGTTCAGGTAACGCCTCAATATACTTAATCTTGCTATCATCGAACATACCAACTTTAAGTTTTATCCATGATACTTCAGCCATTTTTTACACCTCTCTTAAAATCAGAATGGAAGATCATCCGAACTAATATCAATTGGTCCATTTGTGTTTTGCATACCGTTATTAAATGGATTGTTACCTGATTGTGTTTGTCCTTGTTGTTGAGGTTGGTTATTTTGTTGATTACTATTCTTCGGTTCTAAGAATTGAACGCTATCAGCCACAACTTCCGTTACAAATACACGTTGACCGTCTTTTTCATAGCTACGTGTCTGAATACGACCATCTACCCCAGCAAGTTGTCCTTTTGATAGATAATTATTCACGTTTTCTGCTTGTCGTCTGAAAGCTACTACGTTTATAAAATCAGCCTCTTGTTCGCCATTTTTATTTTTAAACGGTTTATTTACTGCTAATGTAAACCTTGCGTTAGCCACATTACCTTCATTAAAATTTGGATCTTTCGTTAATCTACCTACTAAAACTACTCTGTTTAGCATTATTCTATTCCTCCAAGCCATTTTTTAATCAGTTGTCTTGTAAAGTTAATTTGATGTTTGTCAAGTTCTTCTACGTTCATTTTTTCTAACTTATTAATTTGTTCTTGATACTTGTCTGCTAATCCACTTTCTTTAGCAATCGCTATAAAGTCATTAGCTTCTTTTCTTAGATAGTCCTGTAATTGTGTATTTGACGTTGAATACTTGTCTTGTTTTTGTTTAGCATCCGCATCATCTTCATCAGTTGGAATGTTGAAGAATTTCATTAAAAAGTATCTTTCCGCGTAAGTTAATGCGGTACCATGCGCTTTAGATACATCGTCCTGTTGGCCAACTGCGAAGAAAGGTACTTCTAAAATTTCTTGCGGATTATCTGCGTTGATCCATTTATAAGTCAGTTTCAATTTGACAATATGTTCTGGCTTACCTTTCGCATTTGTGGTTTCAGTTACTTCTTCATTTTCTGTGTGTGGTACAAGTAATAAATTGTGTTCAATCATCTTGTTTCTTATTCTATGAAGGACTTGAGAGCCACTTACGTAAGAATAGTTGTAACCTTTAGTATCTTTAGTAAATCCGTCTATATGCGCTTTAACATCTGCTATTTTTTGGTATAAATTAAGTTGTTCAGTCATACTCAACCTCCTCATACTTTACTGATGTAGTTTCTACTTTTTTTATCGCGACGTGATGCGTCATATCGATTGATATATCATCTAGACCGTCAAATTCTCTTGCTCTTCGTTCATCTCTAGAATAAGATGTATCTTCAGCATGATTAGGACGATTGCTAATATAAAGTGGAAACGGAGCGCTTCTAAGTTTGATTAAATACGTTACGGATTGTTTCATCTAAATAGGCCTCCAATCGTTTATATTTAGCTTTCTCATGCGCTATCCTTTCACTTTTTCTAGTGTTTAACTCATTTAAAACGGCTATATGGTCATATGCTGTTTCTAATTGATTAGCGGCATGTTCAAGTTTCATTTCTAATGTGTCAGCTTTTGCACGATAAGATAGAAGCTCTATATATTCATCTTTTGTTATTGTGAACCCTTGCATAATTACACTCCTTGTAATACGATTAAGACATGTTTTGTTACGTCAACGCTTATTTTGACTGTTACTCATTGCCGTGAGTTTCAGTCTTTTTTACGTAGTACACATATTCGAAGAATAAATATGTTGCTATCGCACTGAGCAACGCATATCCTGCTGCTTTAGTTATCACTAATTCGGCTAGCATGAGCAGGGAAAATACTGTGTTAAACATCATGCCACTGACTAAAATTGTTTTGTCTGTGCTAGTCATAAGAAACCTCCTCTAATGCTTTAATTCTTTCGTCTGATAAATCTTCATAAGGCATACGCTCTCTTAATAAAGGTAGTGGCACTCTACCGGCTACAGTAATGTAACCTGCACGTTCCATTTCTTTGTTTAATGATCTAATAATTTTTTGTGCTTTCGATTTTGAAATTCCTAACAACAACGCTAGTTCATTAATGCGTAAATGATTTTTCTTCATTTTGTTTTCTTCCTTTCGTGTATAATTTAGTTATCCCTTTATGAAGGGAGGTGAATTAATAAATGTATTACGACCCTTTAAGAAATGTCAGAGGAATTATTAATAAAACTGTATCTGATTTGGAATCGTCAAGACGAATGGCCATGAAACCTTTGCTGCAATCTAACGTGAATTTATCTAGAACTTTGGAAATCAATAGATACTTCAAAAAACAACTTTTACGAACTGGCTTCATAAACACATTTAATTTAAAATCAATGGAGTTAATTAGACTAACTAGAAAACCGTCTTTAAATTTTCTTGCTATATCTGCTTCTTATAATTTCCAAAGAAATTTATTTTCTGAAAAAGCGATAAAGTCTTTTAAGGATATTTACAGGTTTGATGATGATGTAGTTTCTCAAGCGCAACAAACTGTTCGAGATTTTTATATCAACCCAACTGCAATCTCTACTTTGGCTGAATCCATCAATTCGACCTATCCAATAAATAATCAAAACTCCTATAATAGATATGAAAAATTTATCAATACTTTCAAAAATGACTATCCACATCCTTTCAAGTCAGCAATAAAATGGTCGAGTGGCATCGTTGGAAGTGCTAATGTTCAAAATTTTGTAACTAATTATATAAACAACGATGATTTACACATTCAAAGCTCATTGATATTTGTCATAGTGTGTTTAGTAACTTTTTTATCAACTTATTGCCCTGGTTTTAAAAATCATTAGTGTCAGCTATAATTTCGATTTCGACGATTTCCCTCATTCTGCTCACTGCCATGAGTAGTTTGAGGTTTTTTGTTTTGTTCCTGCATTGTTCGTCCTCCTTAATTTGTTTGTTCGATTGTGGGTTAAGCTAGTCTTTCTAAAACTCCGTAATCTCCATGTCTTTCTGCTGTATCTATCTGACTATCTGTAAGTCGTTTATAGTTGATAGGTAAATCATCTAAAGTTAAACTTTCTACAAATGCAATCGCATCTTCACCGTCTACACTTCTTACTTGGTTGTATTTATTAACTTCATATTTCTTTTTAATGACTGTAAAAATACCTCTAATTAGATGGCCGTATTTTTTTGAATATAATTCTTGAGATACTTGTTGACCGAAATATTCTCTAGTGAATTGATGACCTTTTCTAGAACAAAAAGAATGTAATCTATCAGCTTGTGGACCAGTTAAAGGTACTGTATTTCTAAAGTCGTCAAACTCTTTTCGTATTTCGTCGTACAACCCTCTGAATTCACTTTTCATTTCTGTAATTTCGTCATACATTTGTAGAATTGAATTCGCTTGAGCTACCATGTTTTCCATTTGATTTCGTGTTAATTCCATTATTTGGTTAGACATCTATAACTTCTCCTTTTTTTAATTGTTTTCTTAATCTGTTTGCCATATCAGTTAAATCTTCGATAATTTTTTCAATGGGCTTTCTTGCATAGTCGTTGTCGATAATATCTTTTGAAAAAGCTAAGTAACAAAGTGGCGCTACTTCTCTTATGACTTTCTCACTGCCTTTGACCAAATCATAAATTTCTTTTTGCGCTTTCAATCTTTGTTGACCATCATTCAATTTGGCATTCATATCATTAATGGCTTTGTTCAATTCATCATATTTCTGTGATTTCTCACTCACTTCATCTCTGCGTTTTTCCATTTCTTTGATATCTTTTTCTAACTTCTCATTACGTTGTTCAATGAGTTTTTGTTGGTGTCTTGATTGAGCAAGCGCATTTTTAGTTTCCTGATAATCTTCTGGCTCCATGTACTTCTCAATCACTTCTGGCTCCCTATTCTCTGCATCTTCAAGTTGCTTACGTGCAATTGACTCAGAACGTTGCGCTTGTTCTACTTAGGATTGGAGTTGGGCGTTTTGTTGTTCGAGAGATTTATTGCGTTTTTTATAATCTTCTAACTCTCGAGTTGTGGCTTCTTCTAAGGATTTGTTGCCGTCTGGTGTATCAATACCATGTTCCATGACATGTTTTCGTTGCTCTTCCGGCATTATAGCTAAGCCCTTCATTTTTCTGTGACCTAGTGAAGCGCGCGCGCGCTCGTATTCTTCTCCAAAAGCTTCTGCTAATTGAATACGTTCGTTAGCTGTTCTTTTTGAATAATCGAAACTTGTTTTTGTATAATCTTCAAAAGTTTCAAAACCTAATTCTTTATAAAGTTTTTCATCACGAATTGTTTTAACTTCCATTAAAAATTTGTAACCGTACTGTTCAGATATTTTGTAGAAACCGACTGCTCGTTCATGTATTTCTTGAGCTTTAACTTCTGTTGATAATTCGTTCAATCTCGCATGCTCCTTTCTGGTATAATTTATTTAACTCCTTATAAGAAAGGAGGTGTTACTAATGTCTGAAATGTATAAAATTGTTTCTGAATCAGTTGAAGAAATTCAAAACGATATGCTGACTCCAGAAAAAATACAAGAACAAGTTAATGATGCTTATGATGTAAATGGTGAATTAGATTTCAATAAGTTGTTCACTGTCATAATGAGAATTTCAACTGCAGCATCTAATAATGTTCTTTTAACTACGTTAGAGAAATTACAAGATGAAGGTTACTTATCTAAAGATTAAGGTTGATATTTAACCCTAATTTAAATTCATCACCCTCATTCTGCTCACTGCCATGAGTAGTTTGAGGTTTTTTGTTTTGTTCAGTCATTTGAATACCTCCTATTAAGTTGTTTGCATTTCGTGTACTTTGTAGGTAAAAAAATATCTCCTATATCTTCATTGAAATAATCAGATATTAAAAACATCTCATCATTTTTAAATTGGTTTTTTCCTAATTCTTTTTGACGGTAACCTTCAGTAGATATGTTAAGTAATCTTGCCATATCTTCTTGAGTACACTTTCTTTCTTTTCTTAATTTAATTAAGTTCCATTGCATCTTGCCACCTCCTTGCTACAAATACAACTATACACGTTTCGTGAACTTAAGTCAACATAAAAGTTTGCATTTCGTGTATTTTTTTATTGAATACCAATAAATGTTGGGGTATAATATAGGAAAAGATTAGGAGGTAAGTAGATGGATAAAAAAGAATTAGCAAAATTTATAGGTAATAAAATCAGGAAATATAGATTGAAAATGGAATTAACCCAAGATCAACTCGGTGAGAAACTGGATACAAAAAAATCAACGATTTCTAATTATGAAACAGGTTATCGTACTCCTCAACAAGATGATTTATTTGAAATCGCACACGTTTTGAATATAAGTATTGATGATTTGTTTCCAAAACGTAAAAAAAGCAACGACATCACAACTGTATATAACCAACTCACACCTCCACGCCAACACAACGTATTAGATTATGCTAATCATCAGTTAGAATTGCAAAACTCTACTGATGATAATGTAATCGACCTAGATACATATAAAAATGAAAATACAACATTAACTGACGTTAATGGTTACGTGTCTGCTGGTACTGGTGAACAAATCTTTGATGAGCCTAAATTCAAAGTTTCAGTTAAAGGTTACGTTCCTCCACATGATTTAGCATTACAAGTTAACGGTAATTCGATGGAACCGATGTTTAGTGATAAAGAAATTATCTTTGTAGAGAAATCTAATAACATTAAGAATGGTCAAATCGGCGTATTTATCATTAACGGTGAGGCATATGTTAAGAAAGTACATGTGGGTGAAGATAGACTGACACTTGTATCTTTAAATAAAGATTATCGTGACTTACATTTTTATGAAAATGAAGGTGTGAGATTGATTGGTAAAGTAATTTTATAGGAGGTTTTAACATGGAATGGGAATATTACGATGAAGAGCCAAAACACTGGGACGAATTAGTGAAAGTCCCAGTATATACTATGGAACAATTGGAACATATGGTAAAGAACGATATACCGTTAACTGAAAATAAAGATGTTTATAAAGATTAACAGCGCCCTAACGACGCTTTAATATAAATTATTTTACCTCACTACGGCAATTACGCTATTACGTTTGAGCCGTTGAGAGTATTTAGATTATATGATGTGTATTAAATTTATCTATTTTAAGGAGACGACAATTGATAATTTTAAACTGCAAAATAAAATCAAGTGAAATTGTTTACGAAGTGAAAACGAATAAAAATAATTACTTTACCTATTCTTTACCTAAAGATATCACATCTCATAAAGTAAGACAGGTGCTTAAAATTATTGAAAGTAAAGTAGATGAAGACGAAGATTATTTAAGCAAAGGAGGTTGAGGGATGGAAGAAGTTTGTTAGTTTCAAGAGCTATCTTTAATATTGACTAATAAAGAAAAAGCATCTATAATGCAAGTATGAAATGGTCATTCCTGAAATGACTCGGAAAAGCCTTCATGCTATGCATGAGGGCTTTTTTCGTTGAATCGATAATTATATTAAAACTAATTACTTAAATTAAAGATTTTACATTTTTATTGATGTCTGGTAATATATAAATATACTTTCGGTAACCAATCCGACAAATATTTATACTTTCGGTAACCAATCCGACGGACTAGGCATAGAATGTCTAGTCCCTTTTTTTATGTAATTCCAGGGTAGCACGCCTACCCTTCTTTATTACACCCATTATGACTATTACGTTTGAGCCGTTGAGAGTATTTAGGTTGCAACGTATCGCGAATAATAGAGATAATAAGCATTTTAATATAAACTATATTTAAACATTTTGAAAAGGAGCAAACAATTTTATGAACCCTAATGAAAAATCTGGTATAGATGAATTTATGAATGATGAAATTAAATCATTAGGCGTTAAGTATTATAGAGAATTCAGCAGGAAAGGAACATAAATAATACCATTGAAAGGAGGTGAACTCTAATGCGATTAGGCATGCTATTAATCAGACTAATGGTTGGTATAATATTCACTGCTCATGGCGCACAAAAAGTTTTAAGCGGTTTTAAAATGCCGATAGATATGGTTACAGATATAGGGTTCCCAGCATTTCTAGGTATTATATTAGCTTTAGGAGAACTACTTGGTGGAATTGCATTAATCATAGGTTTCTTATCTAATTATGCTGCTCTAGGGCTAGTATTAATTATGTTAGGTGCATTGATTTTTGTTCATTTCCCTCAAGGATATTTCGAATCTGAATTTCCACTTATATTATTAGTAGCTAATATAGCTATTATGATTTCATATAACTGGAAAAAGATCTTTGAACCATATTAGCTATCAAGGGTGTACGAGCACCCTTATTATTTTTTTTACCTTTTTTAGGAGGAATGAGTAAAATGGCAGTTTATAAAGATGAGAAAACTAATAAATGGTATTTTTCTACACGATATAAAGATGTGTACGGAAATAATAAACGTAAGTTAAAGCGCGGTTATAAAACTAAGCGTGAGGCTAAAAATGCTGAGGCTAGCTTCTTACACGACATACAAGAAGGTTACAATGACACAAGAACTTTTGACTATGTTTTTAATCATTATTTAGAGAATAGTGACCTACGCCCTAAAACTAAACGTCGTAAACAAAATGAATACAAGAAACATTTTAAGGATAAATTTGGTCATATTACTATGAATAAGATTACTCAGAACCAATGCCAAGAATTCCGCAAATATCTAATGAATAATATCCCTTCTACAAATACAGCACGTACAATTTGGTCTGGTTTCAAAGTTGTAATTAATTATGCTAAAAAATATTTTGGTTTGCGCATAGATCCGACAATATCAATTAAACCTATCCCACGTGTTAAACCTAAACCAAAGTTTATGATGAGAGAAGAATTTGAAGATAGAGTGAAAGAGATAGAGGAGCAAGATTATCAGGAATTATTCATTCTTATGTTTTACACTGGTTTACGTATAGGTGAAGCTATGGCGTTAGTGTGGACAGATTACAATAAATATAAAAAAGAGATATCCATCAATAAAACAATGGATATCTCCAACAGAACAATATACCCTCGACCTAAAACGGATAGTTCAGAAGATATCGTTCCCTTACCTAATTTCATCAATAATATGTTAACTGAACGCTACCAACGTGAAAAACAGTTATACAAATATTTTGATGAAACAAGTTATTTTATTTTCGGGGGAATGACACCTAAACATTATAGCCATGTTCACAAGAAATTTCAAAAAGCATTTCCTGGATACAATATACATGTTTTACGTCATTCTTATGCTTCTTATCTTGCAAATAATGGTGTAGATATTTTCGTTTTACAATCGCTAATGAGACACGCTCAAATCACTGAAACCATGGGCACTTACAGCCATTTATATACTCAGAAAAAACACGATGCCATAGCCATTTTTGACGAGTAA